AATGGCGCGCCCTGATAGGTAGCAACATGGGCGTCAGTAGATGTAACAATGATTGTGCGTCCACGCATACGCGCTGCTTGCATAATCTCGCCGTTAGTTTGTAGCTCAATGTCGCCGGCTTCGTTAGTCGCCAATGGCGTCCAGACGGTGTTGTCTTCGCGATCACACCATGAGATTTTGCGTGGATTACCACCGGCATGTAGCGCAAAAATAAATCTTTCTTCGGTAACAAGCATTCCTTTGCAATCAGTCGGGCTGTTTGCAATCTGAGCCGCAGCCGCAGATGTGTTTAGCGTCCACTCATAAAGTTTCCCGTCAGAAGTACAGCAGCCAACAAGGTACTCGCCCCAGTTATCTAGCGACCATGTATCGGCTTCTTGGAAAACACCGGAATACGGGCGCTTAACACCGTAATTGCCTGTGCCAAAATATGTGCCGCCAAACGCAGTGTTTACCGCAGCACTAGCACGACCTGCTGTGAATCCAGCTGGAGTAATGTCAGTGACGTTGCCGCCGCTTGAAACATACAAAAGCTCATTAGCCGTGCCCATAGCAATGTGTGAGTCACGATTAATGTCAATCCATGTATGCATTCCACGCGGCGGAGCAGTAACGCTAGATGATGCATCCGTCTTTTGCGACCAGCCGCCAACAGGGCGCATAGAGCCGCCATGCCAACGGATTAGGTTTGAGTCACGCCACCGGCCTGCGCCTTCATAATCTGTGCCTATACGGTAAATACCTGCCGGAATTTTCAGCGGGATCAGAGCCATATCGCTCTCCTATAAATCATTGCTGTGATTTTGGCAGATTATCCGGAACATTCCAATAGTACTATCGATTGAACCTGAACGGGCACTTCGCTTTGCTTTTTCGTGCCTTTTGCAAGCCGCCCACAAAAGACGTTGGTCTAAAGGTTGCTGCCCTTCTTGCTTCCCACTCATCCTTAGAGACTAGCTCCGTTTTAATTTTCACATTTTTCTGTGTCAAGGGGAGTAAGAAAGCCGCCGGATCGTTTTCCTTGAGGGTTAGTTCGTAATCTTCATCCTTTCTAGCAAACATCATATTGACGTTAAGCGTTGATATAAATTCGGTATCAAGAACGCCCTCAAGCCACGTTATGTGTTCACTGTAATTGTTAGACCATGACGGCATTAGCATTAGCAGATCGACTGGCTCGCTAGACTCAACCATCCAAACCATATCCAACTTCATGTGGCAGTTACTTTCATCAGGGCGAAATGTCCCACGCTGATATTCATTGTGCTGCGTAAATCCGCCATCCATGCTCGCAAATGCGTAAGCCCAAAAATTAGTGCCTTTTTTGCCGATCTTAAACGCGACATCTGACCACATCGGAATTTCGATCATCTTGTCGTACATATCGGTCAAGCCGCTACATAACTTCATGTTTGGCAAAGAATGATCCTTATCGAAGTTGTAACCTTCAGGCTTAGGCAGGTTTTTATACCAATCAGGCATATTATTGCGAGCAAGGTGAACACTATGCTGGTGATACGCGTTTGCGTCGTGACATACAAAAGTAAGCTCGATATCTTTCTCTTTCTTAAACATCAGAATTCAGCCCAACCTGTAACGATATACTTCGATCCAGATAGCGGCGGGTTACCTCTATGGGTATGCGTGAATGCAGCAGGGAACAACACCAGCCTGCCTTTCACGGGTTTTATTCTTTTACCTAAATAAAGAAGCTCGGTTTCACCGCCTTCCTCAACATCATTGAGATATAAGATATGCGTTAAAATTCTATTAGATTGTGCGCGAGCAGCCGACTCAAAGTGCCAAATATGATAACCGCCGCCAGGGTTAGTCTTTTGCACCTTGTTTTCGTAAATAGTGAAGTTATCGCAGTGTTTTAATGCCGAGTATGTTTCAGCATAATTTGGGTATATTTTCTGCCAAAAAACGTCATTAAACGTCCTGTTTAATACTGTCCTTAAACCTGAGAACTTTGCCTCAGCATGGCAGTACTCGGCAGTCCAAGTCGATATATCTTTCTTGTGTACTTCATCGCCATCATGTAATTCTTGGCGCGTCTTTGTTAGTCCATCTTCATGGTGGATTTCAAAAGCTTTTATTACCTCATCGCACCATTCAGGCGTGAAAAAGCCATCATAGACTCCGACAAAGTCGGTTATTTTAGATTGCATATTGACCTCTATTGCTATCTGAAACTTAAAAACTGGCTCATGCAATATCGACCATTACACTTACCTTCATCTTTGCCATCCATGACTACATTAGTAACACCATGCATCTCTAGGCTACAAAAAATATACGTTGTATTGAATTTTGATTCAAGAACAAAATCATATTCAGGAAAGTACAAGTCTCCGCCGGTAAACTTTTTAGGCTGTTTGAAAAAGTACGTTAAAGCCGTCAGGTTGCTTGCGTCGTGATGAGGTTTATACAGATCTTCGTTTTCGTAGTAACTAACCAACGTCCAATCTAACGTGCATTTTTCAACAGTTCTAAACACTGCACCAAGCTTGCGTAAGTCAAGTTGACTGCCTATAGAAAATAACTTTCTGTTGTGGCAAAGGATCGGTGATTCACTTCTATTTTGATAAACATCATCAACCCATACAGCTGAGTTTTTCTTTAGTAATTCATTGTCGTCAGCCGCAGAGCCTGTTTGCTCTGGTGGTAAAAAAGAGCCTGACTCATGGAACGAATCAAGCTCTTTCATTATGTCGCTTACTTCGCTTTCGGTGTAAGCGTTACGGATTTCAACGTATGGAAATGGTTTTTCGTGCTGTATGACCTCATTCATCCATGAATGGTACGTCAGGGAAGCCTTCTTTGGAAGGGTAATCACGCAATGCTTGACGTGTGTCAATCTGCTCTTGCGTCATCGTGCGATCCGATACAGCCCACCAATCGGTGTCCTTAAGCATCTGGTCGCGCCACTCACGGGCTTCTTTCTTACGCTGCTCTAAATCCGCTGCATCTTTGGCGGTCGCCGCGTCTGCTTGAACTTGATCTAAAGACTTAGTTCCGTCTTGTGTTCCGGCGTATGTAAACACATCTTCTGTAACTTCTGTGCCATTCGCGGGAACGTAGTCATCCTCACAGATAAGAACGTTTGTTACTAAACCGCCTTCAATAATTGCATAGTATTTCATATCTTACCCCAATTAACGGTTGAACAAGATTTCAATAAATGTGACTTTAGTTGCCCCAGAGCCAGCAAGTCCGTTAGGAATCGATGCGCCACCTCGATTTCGACCAAGCACCTGATAAGAGAAGTTGTGAGAATAACGACCCACACCTTCGTTTGTGTTGCCTGTATCACTCATGTCTTCAGCAGCTGCAACTGAACCAGTGCCGTTGCTTCCGTTAGGCGTGGAATTAACGTTGTGACTTGCATTTGCGCCATTATTGCCGCCACTTGAGCCGCCTTGTCCGCCATCTTTTCTTTGTGCAGTCATGTTACTAATAATACCGCTACCGCCTTGACCGCCGTTGCCGCCACGACCGCCGCCGCCGCCTTGACCGCCATTAGCGTACTGACCGTAATGGTTAGCATATGCGCCACTACCGCCGTTACCGCCAGAATAAGAAACTGTGCCGCCACTACCGTTACCGCCAGTCTGACCACTCGCTGCGTTTGCAGTCATGCCGTCAAACTGAGCTGCCGAACCAATACTAATTGTAGTGCCAGCTAACGCTTGTGCGTCAGCATAATATTTTTCAGCGTAACCGCCACCGCCACCGTTTCCGCCGCCACAACAACAAACCAAAACACTGATTGCTGATGGATGTGGGGTATATGTGCCTGAAGCCGTAATATTCTGATAGTTAACAGGGAAGCCGAGAGTTTCTTTAAACACACGCCACACACCACCAACAGCGCCAACCAGGTAATCTTTCTTACCTGCCATGATGCCGCCACCCAGCCCTAACTCGTCAAGTTCATCGGTAGCCTGAATGATTACTTCTTCGCTATCTTCAAGCTTTTGAGAAATAGCAAAAGCCAAACCATCTTGGTAACTTGGCAAAGTAATGGTTGTTCTGTCTGAAGTAATTAAAAGCGACTTACCGTTGTCGTTAGCAGTCAACGTGATCGCAGTTGCACCACCGTCATTTACGTCAATAGTGTCTGAAAACAAACCAGAGCTTGGAGCGTCAGCCCATGACATAGAGCCGTCGCCATCTGAACTCAGGAATTGACCGGCTGTGCCTGTGCTAGCAACATCCATCGCCGCAGTGCCAACTGAGTTATCAGCAATCTTAGTGCCGTCTACTGCGTCGTCAGCAATGTGTACAGTATCGATTGAGCCATCAACGTAGTGTTCAGAATCAATGCTATTGTCAGCGATCTTAGTGCCATCTACAGCATCAGCAGCCAAAAGATCTGTCGTGATATCACCTGACGTAAGGGTCGCTTGCTTTGCTGTAATAGCATCAGCGTTAGTCTTTAGCTGACCATCGATAGTGTCAAGGTTATCATTTAGTTTAGTACCCCAAGTATCCTCAGACGCGCCGACTTCCGGCTTGGTCAAGCTATAATTGGTTGTCGTAGTATCTGCCATGAGATATTTCCTCTATGTGCCGTTATGCGGCGATTGTAGTCCAAATATTTGAATCGTTGGTGATAATTTCCCATTTTTCACGACCGATAGCAATCGTAGCCGATTCAACTACGGAAAGCTGTGTCGTAAACCTGACCCTTTCGACTACCAAAGCAGGAGTTGCTCTCGCAGTCACGGTTCTAGGCTGAGAATTTACTGTAAATGCACCTTGCGCAGAAGCTGTTGTGTACGCGTAACTATTGAAGGTGCCATCGGCTAAGTTTGTTGGGACATTCGCCTCTCTAACGCGCTCAGATGAGCTTGCTGAAGATGCTGACGCCGATGCAGAAGCAGAGCCAAGATGGATTTTTTCACCGCTCGCCGTTGACCCTGCTGAAGTTGCTGACGATATTGTCTGCAAGTCAGCATTATCAAATACGTTGTATCCGTAAACACCACCGCCATAAGCGAGTTTATCAGTGCGTTTGATTACAACGCCTTCACCGGCTGCAATAATCGTTGAAGTGACTGAAGCTAATGCGCCAGATTCACGTTCACGCATTGCGCTTGCTGCTGTCGCAGAAGAAACAGATGCCGCTGCTGAACTTTTTAGCGAACGACCACCAGAAGCCGACATTGACGCGGAAGCCGATACAGAAGCGCTACCCTCATGGATAACGCCGCTTGTACCGAAGTCGCCTGAACCGTAAAGGTAAAGACTGTAACCGCCGCGTTCAATAGGCATTTATCAGTCCAGGGTAATATCTAAATCGCCTGCCGGTACGCGGAATACGTCACCAGTTTCGATTGTTTTAGATGAAGCTAACGCTGCATAAATCAGCATATTGCCGGATGTCGCAGCATCCCACACAGCAACGTGAGTCACTGTTCCGAAGTTAGCGGTAGCTGTTGCAAACTCAATTGCAGCAGTAGTTGTCGCAGTGTTACCTGATACTGAAAAAGTTGCTGTTTGACGAGCGTATGCAGTGCCAGAAGTTGAAACTTCAGCGCCTGATGCATCTTCGTCAGGGTTTGCGGTGTGAAGCGACAAATACAAGGTAGATGGCGCAGTGTATGCATTGCCCGCGAAAACGTGGTCAAGCAGTTCGGTTTCTAAATAATTTGAAAAAGACATTAGCCTAATCCTCGTACTTTAAGTGTCATGCCAGAGCCGGAATAACGTGCCTTTTCAGACGCGTTGTTTACATTCTGCACAGCGGCAGAATACATTTGCGCCCAGACTGCGACTCTAGCATCTTCAGCCAAGTATGGCGCACTGTGGAGCAAAGCTCCATATAGGTAAACATCTGGTGCGTCAGTCAGCAACCAGTTGGTTGTTACTGATGAACTCAGATTTGGAATCTTTTGATAATACAGCAGCTCGAAGTCAGTGTCTTCTACTGGCGTAGGATACAGCTCGAACTGGCCATCAGAGTGGCAGTAGTAATACGGCAATACTGTTGAGACGTTCTCATTCTTGGCTCGTATGTCTGCTATAGCAGCCCGACTCATCAATGTAAGCGCTGAAGTACCTGAGCTTGTCAGGTGCAATCGGATAGTCTCAAGCCAATCAGCCGGCACTTGCATATACTGATCGCCGCCTGTTTGCTGGCCGTTAGATCGAGCTTCCATTTTGTAATGACGAACCTCGCGGTTCATCTGTCCTTCAGCTAACTGGATGAACGTAGGAATAACAGACGTCAAGTCATCTCGGTTCAAGAAGTCCGCGATCGTTGTCTGCAGGTTTGTATAGTTAGTAATGGCCATAATCAGTCTCTAAAGAATACTGGGTACTTGCGCTTTACCTCGGAATTATACTCTTCAGTACCGGGTTCTGCTTGCATTGGTCGATATACTTTACCTTTGCTGAAAGCCTCAAGTATCTGCATCATCTCATTTTCGTCGAACTTATGCTCGTATGGCTTAGGCTCGGAATAGTCGTAGAGCATGAACTTACTCTCAGGCAAACCTTCAACCTCGTAGTCATAAGCCTGTCGTGTTGGGTTTACCTT